GATGCTCGCGAGTTTATAAAACAATACAAAGAGGTAGATGACTTTGACATCTATGGAAACTCTCGTTTCCTGTATCAGTATATTGCGGAGCAGCATCCTGAAGAGGAACTGAAGTTTGATAGCAGCAAGATTCGTGTCTTTACTATTGACATCGAGACTGCTGCTGAGAATGGTTTCCCTGACATCGAGACGGCAGACCAAGAGATTCTTGCTATCAGTATCAAGGACTCCTTCACGGGTCGTATAACGGTCTTTGGTGCTCGTCCTTTTAACAACCAGGACAAGATGGTTGACTACATGCACTTCAGATCTGAAGAGAGCATGATGGGTGCCTTCCTTGATTTCTGGCAGGAGAATTATCCTGACGTGGTTACAGGGTGGAACTGTCAACTGTTCGATATGCCATACATCCATAATCGTATCAATCGTATTATGGGTGAGAAGTTTGTGAAACTGTTGTCGCCTTGGAAACTTGTGTCGCAACGTGAGATCTTTATCAAAGGTCGTAAGAACTTCTCTATCGATATGCTTGGCATCTCGCAACTTGATTACCTTGAGTTGTATAAGAAGTTTACTTACACTAACCAAGAATCATATCGTCTGGACCATATTGCTTTTGTTGAACTCGGATCTAAGAAACTAGATCACTCAGAGTTTGACACATTCAAAGAGTTCTACGAGGGAGACTGGCAGAAATTTATTGAATACAATATTCATGACGTTCGTCTGGTGGATCAACTAGATGATAAGATGAAGTTAGTTGAACTCGCATACACCATGGCATATGATGCTAAGGTGAACTATGAGGATGTGTTCTCACAGGTTCGTATGTGGGACAACTACATCTATTGTGAACTGCTTAGGCGTAAGATTGCTATTCCTCCAAAGAAGGAAAGCGCAACTAAAACAGAGAAGTATGCTGGTGCTTATGTTAAGGAACCGAAACCTGGATTCTATGATTGGGTGGTGTCTTTTGATCTCAACTCTCTGTATCCTCATCTCATTATGCAGTACAACATCTCGCCCGAGACGCTACTCGACAAAAGACATTCAACAGCAACTGTTGATAAGATACTTGATAAAGAACTAGAGATTGATGGTGAGTATGCTGTGTGTGCCAATGGTGCTCAGTATACAAAAGAGAAGCATGGGTTTCTTCCTCAGATGATGAAGAAGATGTATGACAGTCGTGTCATTTTCAAGAAGAGAATGATCAAGGCAAAGCAACAGTATGAGAAAACTCCTACTGTCGAACTCATGAAAGAGATTGCTCGCTGTAATAATATCCAGATGGCAAAGAAGATTTCTTTGAACTCTGCTTATGGTGCTATCGGCAACGAACACTTCAGATACTTTCGTCTTGCTAATGCTGAGGCTATTACTCTTTCTGGTCAGGTCTCTATCAGGTGGATTGAGAACAAGATGAATGAGTATCTAAATACTCTTTTAAAAACAGAGAAGGTAGATTATGTCATCGCTAGCGATACCGACTCGATCTATCTTAATCTTGGACCTCTTGTTGATAAATTTTTTGCTAATAAGTCTGGCGATAAAGCAGCAATTGTTTCGATACTTGATAAGATCTGCGAAGACAAGTTGGAACCATTCATCGAATCCTCTTATCAGGAACTTGCGAATTACGTTTCGGCGTATGAACAAAAGATGAGTATGAAGCGTGAGAATATTGCTGACCGTGGTATCTGGACTGCGAAGAAGCGTTACATTCTCAACGTATGGGACAGTGAAGGAGTTAGATATAATGAGCCCAAGATGAAAATCATTGGTCTTGAGACTGCGAGGTCTTCTACTCCAGCGTACTTTAGGGATAAGTTATATGCAGCGTTTAAGATTATTATCGGCAAAACAAATGATGAACTTATCGATTTCATCAATGTCGTGCGAGCAGAGACTAGACTGCGACCTTACGAAGAAGTCGCTTTCCCCAGAGGAGTTAACAACCTTGCGAAATATAGACACCCACATGAAATCTATCAGAAAGGAACCCCCATTGCGGTAAGAGGTGCTCTACTCTATAACTATTATGTCAAAAAGCATAAGGTAGAGAACAAGCATCCACTTATTCAAGAAGGTGAAAAGATCAAGTTCATGTATCTCAAGACACCAAACCCGTTGCATGAGAATGTGATTAGTTTCTTTGGTGAGTTGCCCAAGGAGTTTGGTATCGAGAAGTATGTAGACTACCAAACACAATTTGAAAAGTCTTTTCTCGAACCACTCAAAAACGTGCTATACTGTGTCGGGTGGCAACACGAGAAAACCATTACTATTACGAGTTTCTTTGGATGAGCAAGAGAATCTTTGTTGTGACATGGACTAACCATCTTGTCGGTCAAGTAGGACCAGAGGACATTAAGTGCTTTGAGGACTACAAAACTGCTATTGGGTTTTCTAAACTCATGAAGCAGTCTTATAATTATGTAAACTTTTACGAGGAAAATGTAGAAAAATGGGATTCTTAGATTCTGTAATTAAGGATAGTGGCAATGAGTTTGCTAGTCGTGTTAGTGAAGGGGTTGCTGCTGGCGACATTACATCTTACGTTGATACTGGTTCTTACATCTTTAATGCCTTGGTTAGTGGTTCTTTGTTTGGGGGTCTACCCTCCAATAAGGTTACTGCCTTGGCAGGAGAATCAAGCACTGGCAAGACTTTTTTTGCTCTCAGCGTCGTTAGTAATTTCCTTGCTGATAATCCTACGGGTGGAGTCATTTATTTTGAGTCTGAATCTGCTATCTCGCGTGATATGATTGAGACTCGTGGCATTGACAGTTCACGTATGATCATCATGCCTGTTGCAACGATCGAAGAGTTCAGGACACAAGCTTGTCGTATCCTAGACAAGTATGTGAAAGAACCTAAAGACGAGAGGGTTCCTATGCTATTTGTGTTAGACTCTCTTGGTATGCTTTCAACATCTAAGGAGATGGAAGATGTTGCTAATGACAAGCAGGTCAGGGACATGACTAAGAGTCAGTTAATTAAGGGTGCCTTTCGTGTGCTTACCCTCAAACTAGGACAGGCATCTGTTCCTATGATTGTTACCAACCATACATATGATGTTATCGGTTCTTATGTTCCGATGAAAGAAATGGGCGGAGGAACAGGTCTTAAGTATGCTGCTTCCACAATCATTTATCTTGGTAAAAAGAAAGAGAAAGATGGTACTGAATTAGTAGGTAACATCATCAAGTGTGAGGCAAAGAAGTCTCGTTTAACAAAAGAAGGTAGTAAAATTGAGACACGTTTATTTTTTGACGAACGTGGACTTGACAAGTATTACGGACTACTGGAACTGGGTGAACGATACGGAGTCTTTGAGCGTGTTGGCAATCGTATTAAGATTGATGGTTCTTCTGTTTATCCTAAATCGATTCTCGCAGACCCTGAAAAGTACTTCACTGAAGAAGTAATGGTTAAACTTGAAGAAGCAGCACAGCAAGAATTCTCCTATGGCAACTGAGCGCATTCAACAAACTATCTTACGTAATCTCATCTTCACTGAAGAGTATTATCGTAAGGTAGTCCCTTTCCTAAGAGCAGATTATTTTGAGGAGTATCATGAGAAAGTTATCTTTGAAGAGATCGCTGACTTCGCTGGTAAGTATGACAAAGTTCCTACTCAAGAAGTCTTATCGATTAATCTCCAAAATCGTAATGATCTTACTGACGAAACGTTCAGAGATTCGTTATCGACAATACGAGGACTTACCGATGAGTGGGTTGACTACGAGTGGCTCCTCGACGCAACCGAAAAGTGGTGTCAAGACAGAGCAATCTATCTCGCCCTTATGTCCTCGATCAAGATCGCAGATGGAGGCGATAAAAAAATATCAAAGGATGCGATCCCAGGTATCTTACAAGAAGCCTTGGCAGTATCGTTCGACGAACACATAGTACACGATTACATTGAACAAGCAAAAGACCGCTATGAATTCTATCACCGCAAAGAAGAGAAGGTTCCCTTTGATCTGGAAAAGTTTAACTATATTACTAAAGGTGGTATCTCTAACAAGACTCTCAGTGTCGCTCTTGCTGGAACGGGTGTCGGCAAGTCTCTATTCATGTGCCATTGCGCTGGTGCCGCACTCACCCAGGGGAGGAACGTACTCTATATTACATGTGAAATGGCAGAGGAGAAAATTGCTGAACGAATTGACGCGAATCTTTTAAATGTTTCTATCAAAGATATTGCTGAACTACCTGAAGTTATCTTCAATTCTAAAGTTCAAGAGATCTCTAGGAAGACTAGAGGCAAACTTATTATCAAAGAGTATCCCACAGCATCAGCACATGCTGGACATTTTAAATCACTCATAAGTGATCTGTCTCTCAAGAGAGATTTCAAACCAGATATAATCTATATTGATTATCTAAACATCTGTGCATCAGCGAGGTATAAAGGTGCGATTGTCAATTCTTACACGTATGTCAAGGCGATTGCTGAGGAGCTTCGGGGTCTTGCTGTGGAATGTAATGTTCCTATTGTCACAGCTACTCAAACTACTCGCAGTGGTTATGGCAATAGTGATCCTGACCTTACCGATACTTCTGAGTCTTTTGGTTTGCCTGCCACTGCTGACTTTATGTTTGCTCTTATCAGTACTGATGAACTTGAACAACAGGGTCGCATCATGGTCAAACAACTTAAGAACAGATACAACGAAACCGCTGCCTCACGAAAATTCATGGTGGGAATTGACAGATCCAAGATGAGGCTGTATGATGTAGCGGAGGATGCTTCTGACATCAACATCAACGAAGAGAACCCTGGTGAAGAGTTCTCACAATTTGCACAAACACAAAACCGACTATCTAAATTTGCTGAGTGGAACGTATGACTATTAAATTTGAACGCTATGAAGAATTTGTTTCAGCAGTTACTTCAGAGGCTTCTACAAACTTTGTTGACTTTGCTGATCGTATCGGGGATCTTGATCGACAAGGTGCCAATATTGAGAGACTTCTTACTGCTGGTGTTGGAATTAATGCTGAGGGCGGTGAGTTCCTTGAGATCATTAAAAAAATGGTCTTCCAAGGAAAACCGTGGAACGAAGATAATCGTGAGCATCTTATCATTGAGTTGGGTGATGTTATGTGGTATGTTGCTCAAGCTACAATGGCACTTGATATATCCTTCGATGAGGTAATTGAAACTAACGTCAACAAACTCAAGAAGCGTTATCCAGGTGGTGAGTTCAATGTTCATAACTCAGAAGTTCGTGCTGCTGGCGACAGATAATGTTCAGTCTCTGGATCCACCTACGAGCATTCTTTTCTGTTGTAGTGGTGAGTTGTGCTCACCCTGTCAACTGGGAGCATTGTGTTCGTGTGGACCAGTGGCTCTTGCCAGAAGTCAAGGAAGGGTATAGACTATGGACAGGACAAACGCACCCCTATCAAAATGAAAAAGATTATCTCGACCTCCCCTCTAAATAGTTAGACGGGAGGTTTTTTTATGTCTAAGCAAGGAAGGGTAAACATTACAGGACAGTGGGAAGTAGCAGTCCGTAAGGTTCAAGAAGCATTAGCTGGTGCTGATCCTCAAGGAAAAGAGTTTGCTTATTTTAACTATGATGTTAAAACTGCAGTTGATCCTAGTGATGCTGCAAACAAGAGAAAAAAGATCTTCTTTGGTATTAAAGTTTTAGTTCCTAAAAGCGGTAGAGCAGTAGCAGCTAATAGAATAACTAGAAATTTAACAGAAACATTTTCAGACGCTGTTGCTAGCAGAGACAATCAACAGATTGATATTCCAATTGTTGTTGGTGGAATTTCTAAATCTATTCGAGTAGAAGTAAAACCAGAAGCAGGTGGTGGATCTGGCGGCGGCGCAACAGAGACAGAACGTAATGAGTGCGCTCAATGTCTATATGCTGCTCTTGCTTTCTATGTTTATGGTGGACATATAGATCCAACTAAAATTATTTCCGAAGAAGATTTTCAACAGGCAGCAAAATATATTGATTTAAAAGATACAAAACTAGAACAAATCTATGGCGATGCTTTAGATCTTTCGTGGCATCATTCTTCTATCAAAGGTGCTAATAAACTTTGGGATGTCTTCGGTAGAAATTCTAGAGGTAGAAGATATACTTTCTGTCGTGGTGGTGGACCAGACGATAAAGAAATCAAAGCAGCATTTCAAAAAGTAAATGCTCAACTGAAGAGCGATCCTAATATTAGAGTATCTTTTTCTTCTGAAGATAAATGGAATCCAGCAGACATTTGGATGGTGGATAACTCTCTTAATATGTCTGAACTTGATGCTTTACAAACTGTAGATGCTATTAATAATTTTATCAAAGAAAAGTATGAATCTAAGGAATTGATTGGTGTATCTTTGAAACGAATTGCTGGTAGAGTTAAGATGCAGGTTCTTAATTACCGTAAAGATGCTCGCGCATTAAAAGCATCTAAGTATGGTTTTAAAAAGTACGACTTAGTTTATAAGACATCATCAAAAAAAGATAATAAAGATAACTATCCTATGGATGCATATCTTTATTACTATAATGGTGGTTATGACAAGTTCCAATCTAGAAACTTTGGCGATACAACAGCATCTTGGCAGTTAGAATTGAAAGCATCATCTGCTGCTGGTGGTCGTGCTGGTGGTGGTAGTGCTATTACTATATTAAAATCTTTAAACGTTAATTACGCTGGTCTTACTAGTGGATGGGATAATAAACCTTTCCATCAGACATGTGATCCTAAAAACAAAACTTACAAGAAAAAAATTTCGGAAGACATTTTAGAACTTCTTAAAAAGTATAATGCATCTGGATTACCAAAAGATGATACTCAGGCACTTGGTGAAATATACCAAAGAAATCAATCTTGGAGATATTCCAAATTGTTGAGTCTGAGATTACTTGATTGTATATCAACTTCTGGTAAGGGTGATGAAATTATGAGAGCTCTATATCTTTATGCGTCTTCTCAAACTGATAAATCATCTGTGTATGTGAAGTTGATGGATTGAACCAGTTGGCAAACCGTCTATCAAT